GGATATTCAGAGAGAGACATTACAATTATGACCGGAATTGCCACCGATATTTGCTATCCTGTGATGGCCTACAACGGTGATTTGATTCAACACATTGGTTCTAATCCTTCTGGACAGAATCTAACTGTGTATATCAATTCGGTGGTGAATTCTTTGCTTTTCCGTAGTGCGTTTTACAATCTGCGTGGAGTTGAGAATAAGACCAAATTCCGTGATATTTGTGCCTTGATGACTTATGGAGATGATGTTAAAGGCTCTGTGAAAGTTGGCAATGATGATTTCAACCATTTGTATTGTGCTGAGTTCTTTGCTAAGCACGACATGGTTTTCACAATGCCCGATAAGGAATCCACTCCTACTGCATTCATGCGAGACGTTGACGCAGACTTTTTGAAAAGAAAGAATGTGTTTTGTGCTCAGACTGGATGTATTATGGGAGCTTTGGATGAGGAATCGATTTTCAAGAGTCTTCACTCAAATTTGAAGTCAAAGTCTAACACCAGAGAAAAGCTTGCTGCCGATAACATTGATGGTGCTCTTCGCGAATGGTTTAACCATGGGAAGGGTACTTATGAGATGCGTCGGGCACAAATGCGTGAAGTAGCTGAACAAGCTGGTATTTCGCATATGTGTACCTTGCTCGACGAGACATTTGAAGAACGTGTTGAACATTGGAAGGATCGTTACATTCGTGGAATCGATCCCGATGATAAAGACACGGTTGATGATGTCGAGTTGTATGGTAAGCAAGCTGGTGAATATGTTCCACAGGAGTGTTTCGTGGAGCGTATTATTCCTGTTGTCGATGCTGAAGGAACAGTCGTTAATTCTTTTCAGGTCGTCAACTGTGGTGATAGCATGTTTTTACGCAATGTTGCCTGTTTTGCAATGGTCTTTGCACTTGTATATATAACTTACAAGACCATTAAGGTATTAGCTGAATCATGTTATCAACCACAGGCTGGAACTTACAGGAGAGGAGCCGTATCACCGCCACCATTTCTTCTCCCCTGGTCAGTTTATAATTTGATGAATCTTGTTCATGAAGGTGTCATCGATTTCTCCGCTGAGGATATTGATGATTACATTTCTGACATGACGGAACACCAGTTTATCTGCCGTTATGTCTCGAGACGCATTGAGTTTTCTGACAAGAATGCTCCAGCCGCATAGTTTGGACAACTTTATGTATCCCTCTGAGTGGACCTATCCGCTCATGATTATAAAAATAGGTATGTGTATATGGATACCGTA